CTTTTTTGCAGGTATGCGCAGTTGGCAAGTTAAGTTGGTAGCCTTGTTGCATGGCGAATCCTGCTAAGCCCCTTGAACAGAAACGCGCTCTAGGTAATCCTGGTAAGCGTAAGCTTCCTGATGTTGCTGAGACTGTTTCGCTTCGCGCTGGTTATGTTGATCCGCATCAGCCTTTGGATTGGGCTGGGTTGCTTTTGTGGAATCGTGTCTTTGGTGTTGGGCAGACTTGGATTAGCCCGCAGTCTGATGTTGAGCTTTTGCTTTTGACTTGTAAGCAGTTGGATAGGCAGATTGTTTTGGAGCGCGCTTTTGTGGAGAAGCCTGATGACTTTCATATTCATAGGCAGCTCTTGGATTTGGAGTCTGCGATTGTGAATAATTTGGGGAAGTTGGGTTTGACTGTTGATGCTCGTTCTAAGTTGGGGCTTGCTGAGATTAAGGCTGAAACTAAGATGGAGCAACTAAGGAAACGCCAGGCTGAGAGAGATCAGGTTGTTGTAATTGACTCAGGTAAGTAGTTGGCCGCCTGCTCTTGTTACTCCAACTGATTTGCGGTTTGGTAGTCGCGGTGCTGATGCTGTTGATTTTATAAATACTTTTGTTACTCTAACTAAGGATTCTGTTGCTGGGTCTGCTGGTGAGCCGATTCGCCTTCGCCCTTGGCAGGAGAAACTTCTTGAAGAGACTTTGGTTTTGGATGAGAATGGGCTGTTCCAGAAAAGGACTGCTCTCTGGGGCAAAGCTCGTAAAAACGGAAAGTCAGCCCTTGTAACCGGTGTCGGCTTGTGGTTTCTTTTCAATGGTGATGATGGCGGTGAAGTTTATTCTTGCGCTGCTGAAAAGGAGCAGGCTCGTATTACTTTCGGGGATGCTCGCAAAATTATTGAGCGTGAGCCTGAGCTTGCTTCGATGTGCAACATCTATCGGGATGTTATTGAAGTTCCTTCTACCGGTTCAATCTGGCGAGTGCTAAGCGCTGAAGCGTATTCTAAGGAAGGTCTTAACGCCAGCGCAGTAATTATGGATGAGTGCCATGCCCTTCCTAATCGTGAACTCTGGGATGTTATGCAGTTGTCTATGGCTTCGAGAAGGCAACCCATGATGTTGGCAACTACTACCTGCGGGGTAAAGTCTGACAGTACTGGGCATGATTCGACTGCTTACCAGCTTTACCAATATGGCGAGAAGGTTGCTTCGGGTGAAATTATTGACCCTAGTTTTTATATGGCTTGGTGGCAAGCGCCCGCTGACAGTGATCATAGGTTAGAAGAAACTTGGATGCAGGCTAATCCTGGTTATGGGGATTTGAATAGCAAGGCTGATTTTGAGTCTATGGTGAAGCGTACTCCTGAAGCTGAGTTTAGAACTAAGCGTTGCAATCAATGGGTGAGCAGTCAAAATGCGTGGTTGCCTTCAGGTTTGTGGAATACTCTCAGGGCTGATGTTGATGTTCCTTTGGATGCTGATGTTATTTTGGGTGTTGATGGCTCGTTTAGTGGGGATGCGACTGTTATTGTGGCGGTTACTGTCCCGAAGTCTAAAGAAGAGAAGCCCCATGTCTTTCTTGTGAAGGCTTGGGAGAAGCAGCCAACTGATCAGGATGATTGGCGGGTTGATACTTTGGATGTCGAGCGTACCATTATGGAGTTCTGCCAGAAGTATCGCAATACTCGTGAGATTGCTTTTGACCCTTTTAGGTGGCAGAGAACTATGGCTGTTTTGATGGAGTCAGGTTTGCCGGTAGTTGAGTGGCCTTCAACTTCGGTTAGGCGTATGATTCCTGCAACTCAGAAGGTGTTTGATGCGGTTACTGAAGGGACTTTGACTCACGATGGCAACCCTGTTCTTGCCAGGCATCTCGATAACTGTATGTTGAAGATTGATAACATGGGTGCGCGTATAGTCAAGGAGTCTCGTGCTTCTTCTAGGCGTATTGACGCCGCTGTTGCTTTTGTTATCGCATATGACCGCACAACAAGTAAACTAGATACTGTTGTGCCTGAGTTTTTTGTGTTCTAAGGATGATTTTGTTAGCAACTATTTTGCAGGCTGTTGGTGTAGCTGTAACCGCTTTAGGTTTGGGCTTGATTTGGTTTCCTTTGGGTGTGCTGGCTGTTGGTGCTGGCTTGGTGTTGTTTGGGTTGGCGTTAGAAGATGGCGGTAAATAATGCTTAGAAAACTTGCTGGCGAGAATAGAGCGATCTCTTTTCAGTCTCTTTGGGGTGCAGGTGATTTGACTTCTTATGAAACTCAATCTTCTGCTTATGTTGATTACAACACTGCCTTCAGTGTCAATGCTGTTTGGGCTTGTGTGTCTCTTATCTCTGACACTATTTCGGCTTTACCGGTGGACACTTACATTAGGCGTGATGGTATTGCTACTCCTTACCGCCCCCGCCCTGCTTGGGTTATCAAACCTGATGTTGGGATTCCTAGTGTTGCGTTTTGGCAGCAAACCCTTATCAGCTTGCTAACTGATGGCAACGCTTTTATCCGTATTTTTAGGGATGAATCTGGCGAGATAGTTAACCTGATTGTTTTGAACCCTGCCAGCGTGAATGTTTCGCGTAACCCTTTTGGGCAGAAGTTGTTTAGTTATGTTGGCGAAGCAGGTAAAACTCTTACCACTGATGAAGTGCTGCATATTGCTGGTTCTATTCTTCTGGCTGGTGAATTACGCGGTAGATCACCGATTGACACTTTGAAAGAAAACATCGGTTTGGCCATCAGCCTTGAATCTTTTGCTGCCCGCTATTTCGGTCAGGGAACTGTTACTTCTGGCGTTATCGAATATCCTGGAGCGCTTACTGCTGAGCAGGCTGAGAATCTGTCAAACAGTTTTGATAAGGCTCACAAGGGTTATCGTAAAGCTCACAAAACAGGCATCCTTTCAGGCGGTGCAACTTTCAAGGCAACTCAGGTCGCTAATGATGAAGCGCAAATGCTTGACTCTCGCAGGCTGGCGGTTGAAGATATTGCTCGCGCTTATCGTGTCCCAACAGACATGATTGGTTTAAATAATGGCGGGCAGTCTTACTCCAGCATTGAGCAGAAGCAGATAGCCTTTGTCAGCCACACTTTGCGCCCTTGGGTGGCCAAACTTGAAGATGCTTTCTCAACTCTTCTCCCTGACTTCGCGTTTCTATCTTTCAACACTGACGATCTGCTTCGCGGAGATTATGCAACTCGAATTGAAGGTTATGCGAAGATGCTTCAGAATGGTGTTTTCTCAGCTAATGAAGTTAGGCGTAAAGAGAACATGCAGCCTATTGATGGTGGCGATGTTGTTCGTGTTCCTTTGGCGAATGTGAACATTAGCGCTGCTTCTTTGACTGAGAATGAAACTAAGGTTGCGATGGCTCAGAAGTTGATTGGTTTGGGCTTTGTTCCTGAAGATGTTTTGACTGTTCTTGGTTTGCCTAAGATTGCCCATACCGGTTTGCCGACAGTGCAGTTACAGAATCCAACTACTATCCCTGATGGTAGTTATGAGACAGGGGAATAAATGCCGATAACTCAAGCTCTTGTTTCTGTTGGTACTGCTTTAGTGCAGGTTGTTTCCCCAGATATTCAACCTACAAGAATCAGTTTGCATAATCTTGAGAACAATGCTAATCGCCTTATTTATCTTGGCAGTGCTTCTTTGGTTGCGGGTGAGTCTATCCATATTGATTCTTCTGAACTGTTGCAGTTGACTCTTGATCCAGGTGATGCTCTTTATGCGAGAACTAGCTCAGGGACTTATAGCCTTGGCGTGATGATTCAGAAACAGGACTAATGCCTTATTTTATTGAGCAGACTCAGCAGGGTTGGAACACTGTCAAGGATGATGGTGTTATTTTGGGGCAACATAAAACTAAGACTGAAGCGGTTGCGCAGATGGTTGCGGTTAGCCTTGCAGAGAACATTCCTGTTGGGGGAGAACTGAAGCGCGCTGTTGCTGCTGGTTCTTATAGCCCGCCTGTTGGTGTGCAGGATGCTGCTAAAAGGGCTTTGGCTTGGATTGATGCTGGTTTGGCTGGGTCTGGGTTTACTGGTGTTGGTAGAGCGCGTGCGCAACAGTTAGCTTCGGGTGCTGATGTTTCGGCTGATGTTGTAAACAGAATGATCTCTTATTTTGCTCGCCATGAAGTTGATAAGTCTGCTGTTGGGTTTGACCCTAGAGATGAAGGTTATCCTTCACCTGGTCGAGTTGCTTGGGATGCTTGGGGTGGCGATGCAGGTCAGGAATGGGTAAACAGTTTGCCTAGTGAATCTGCTGTTAGGGCAGCAGGGGACAGAATTGGTATCTCAGATTTTGACGATACGCTTTATGTTTCTGGCGGTTTGAATCAGGCTGTCTATTCTTACATTGAAGCGCAGGATGTTGATTTGGTTGTTGTTACTGGCAGACATGAATCGAATCGTGAAGAGACTACTGCTTTATTGAATAAACTTGGAGTAGATTATTTAGCTTTGATTATGCAGCCAGATAATCAAAATGATAGTGCCGCCTATAAGGGTGCTGTTGCTGAAAAGTTTTTGGCTGATGGATTGGATGTGGTTTTTGTGGTTGAAAATAATGCTGAAGCTCGTGCTGCCTATAAGGATGCGGGTGTGAGTGTTGTTGTTGATCCTGCGGATTTACCTGAATCAAATGAAGGAAGAGCTATGGAAGAGATGTCAGTTACCGAGTTGCAGGATAAGGTTTACAGTTTGAAGGATGATGCTTTAGAGACTATCGCCAAGCTCTCTGAGACTGTCTATAAACTTTGTGAAATTGTTGACTCTATGAGTGAGCCTGCTCTTGTTGTTGAGCCTTTGGATGTTCCTGCCGAGATGTTGGTTGAAGAAGATAGTGTTCGTTTTGTTGAGCCTTCTAAGGTTGCTGAATTGCATGAGCGCGGTGAGCGTGTAACTAAGGGCATTGAACAGCGTGTTGCTTTTCAGGATTTAGAGATTCGCCAGGATGGTGATGGCATGACCTTGCGCGGTTATGCAGCAGTATTCAATTCACCTTCTCAGCCTTTGCCTTTTATTGAGACTATTGAGCGCGGTGCTTTTAGAGATTCTTTGAACTCTCGTAATGACATCAAACTTCTTTGGAATCACGACACAAGTACTGTTCTAGGTTCTACTCGTGCAGGCACTCTAAAACTTGTTGAAGATGAGCGTGGCCTTTATGTGGAGAGTTCTCTCCCTGACACTCAGGCTGGCCGAGATGCGGTTATTAGTATTCAGCGCGGAGATGTAACTGGTTTCAGTTTTGGCTTTAGAGTTGCTGCCGGTGGCGATGTTTGGCTTAACGCTAATGAGCGTGTCCTAAAGCGCGTGAACATTCATGAAGTGTCTGTTGGTGTGGCTTTCCCTGCTTATCTAGGAACTGAAGGGACTGCCAATGTTAGATCTGTTACTGATTTGACTGGCAAGATTGCTCGCCTAGCTGAGATTCGTGGAGTGTCTGCTGAAGAGTTGACTGATGCTCTTTTGGCTCTTGAAGCCGGTGATGAGTTGACTGCTCGCCAAGGTGAACTTTTGACTGACACTCTTGGCAAGGTTCTAAAGCAAGATCCTGAAGTTACTAACCCTAACGCGATTTTGGACTTGAAGAAGAAAGAGCTTGATTTGCTGATGAAGCGCGTATAATTAGAGTATTGCCCTTGCGTGGTGTTGGTTGGCAATAAATAAAGAAACCTAACTTTCTTTTCCCCCTGATTTGTCCCAGGGGGTTTTCTTTTATGCGAATGTATATATTGCGGGTATAGACTTTATTTATCAGGTGTGTTTATCCCCTGAGTTTCTGGCTGAGTGTACTCGCCTAATCCCCCTAAAAACTATGTTCTTGAAAGGAACAAACCTAATGAGCGATTTTATTGCTAAGCAGGTTGATGCTAAGGCTAAGGCTTGGCACGAAGCTAAGGAACTGATTGATTCAGTTGAGGCTCGTGGCGGCGTTTGGTCTGGTGAAGATGAGGCTAAGTACTCTTCTCTAACCGCAGACATCAACAAGAGAAATGAACTAATCGAACTTGAACAGCGTGAAGCAAAAACTTCTGAAGCGATTGCTAAGGCTGCTGTCAACTTCAAGGATGCAACTGTTTCTGACAACGAATCAGACATTCTTCGCAAGATGGCTATGGGCGAGATCCGCGGACACGAGTTCCGCGCAATCACCGGTTCTTCAACTGGTGCGCCTGTTCCTACATCTTTCTACAACGAGATTGTTAAGGTTGCTCGCCTAGTAAACCCATTGCTAGAGTATGCAACTGTTATCAACACTGCTTCAGGTGAAAACTTGCAGATCCCTTCACAGTCTGCTTTCTCAACTGCTGCGATCGTTGGCCAGGGTTCTTCAATTGGAACTTCAGAGCCTACCTTCAACGCGTTCACTACTCTAGGCGCTTACAAGTTCTCAGCTTTGTCTCAACTATCTCGCGAGCTTGTTCTCGATGCTGGTGTTGACATTGTTGGTTTCTTGGCTGAACAGTTCGGTAACGCTTTCGGTTATGCAATCGGCAACAAGCTAGTTAACGGAACTGGAACAGTAGAGCCTACTGGTTTCCTTCCTGTTGCTGGTACTGGTGTTACTGGTTCAACCGGTGTATCAGGTGCTTTCACTGCTGACAATGTTATTGACCTTGTTTACAGCCTTGATGGTGCGCTTCGCAGCAAGCCTACTTTCGCGATGCTAGCAAACAGCACTTCTATTGCAGCCTTGCGTAAGCTAAAGGACTCTTATGGTCAGTACTTGTTCAACATTGGTACTGGTCTAGATACTCGCGACCTTGTTCTTGGTGTGCCTGTTATCGAAACTCCTGCTATGCCTAGCCCTGGCACTGGTGTTAACTCACTTGCTGTTGGTGATCTAAAGGCTCTGTATGTTCGCAACGCTGGTGGCCTAAAGGTTGACAGAAGCGATGACTACGCTTTTGGTAACGACCTTGCAACCTGGAGAGCAACTTGGAGAATTGATGGTGCGCTAGTACAGACTGCAAACATCAAGAAGTTCAAGGGTGGAGCTAGCTAAGCCCTTTTCTCCCCGTAAAGCCCCTCAAACTCAAAAGGTTTGGGGGGTTTTTCTTATAGAGTATTTGCATGACAACTAAAGCCGCTATTGCCTGGTATTCAAACTCTCTTAATCAGCCGACTGGTTATGGTACTCAATCTAAGCAGGTCATTGAACGACTTGTTAGGGATGGCCATAAGGTTGCGATGCTTTCTAACTATGGTGGCGAAGGTGTCAATAGCCTGATTGAGACTGGTGCAGGGCTTATTCCGCATTACAGCAGGGGAATGACTCAATATAGTGATGATGTTATGCCTTTGCATTATGCGCATTGGAAGGCTGAGAATCCTAAACTTCCTGCTTGGATGCTGACTTTGTATGATGTTTGGGTCTTTTCAAACCCTGCGCTTGACAGTATTCCAATTGCTTCTTGGGTGCCGATTGACCATCAGCCTGCCCCTGAGAATGTTTTGAAGTGGCTTAGGAAGCCTAATGTTACGCCTATTGCGATGAGTGTTTTTGGTAAGAACATGATTGAGCAGGCAGGTATTGAGAGCGAATATATTCCGCATGCGATTGATACTAAAGTTTTCAAGCCGACTAAGGATTTGCCTGAAGGTATTTCTGGGCGTGAGTTTGTTGGCGGTGAAAACAATTTTGTTGTTGGCATGAACTTTGCTAACAAGGCTGGCGGGTTTATCCATCGTAAAGCTGTTGCCGAGAACTTTCTTGCTTTCGGTATGTTCGCTGCTAAGCATGATGATGTTGTTTTGTATTTGCATACTGAGCCTTATGGTAAGCAGTCTGGTTTTGTGTTGCCTAATATTCTTGCTGCTTGTGGTGTCCCTGCTGAGAAGGTGAAGTTCGTTGACCCGATTGCTTATCAGTATGGGATTAGTCAGGAGAGTTTGGCTGCGATCTATTCGGGTTGGGATGTTGGCTTGTTTACTAATTATGGTGAAGGCTTTGGAGTCCCGCAGGTAGAGTGCCAGGCAGCGGGTGTGCCTATTATCACGAGTAACTTTGCTGCTTCGGCTGAGCTTGCTTCGCCTGATAGTTTCCTAATCAATGGTCAGCCTTTATGGGATGCCGGTCAACATACTTGGTTCAATGTTCCTAATGTGCAGGCTATTGCTGATGCTCTTGAGCAGGCTTACCAGCGGGGGCGTAAAGAGTTCCCTGACACTTTGGCTTTTGCTCAACAGTATGATGCCGACAAGATTTATCAGGAGAAGTGGAAGCCACTAGTCAAGAAGTTATCTGAGAAGTGATCCCTGTTTTAGGTTTCTTGACTTATTCAAGATTTGATATGGCTGACCGCTTACTTGCTTCTATTGATTACCCTGTTGAGAATCTTGTTATTGTGGACAATTCGGGAAGGCGTGAGTATAAGCCTGTAAAGCCTGAGCTTGTAAAGAACTTATGGTTTATTCAGTTGCCTTATGGTTTGGGTTATGGCGGGGGTTTGAACCTGATTGTGAAGAGTACGCCTTTTGCGCCTTACTGGGTTTTGGTGAATGATGATTCTGTTTTTGAGCCTGGTGCGCTGGAGAAGATTGCTGAGCAGGTTGATACTCAGGCCATCAACTTCCTAAATATTTATCCTTCATGGTCAGGGTTTGTTTTGGGTGAAGGTGCAGTTTTGAAGGCTGGTTTGTTTGATGAGCGTTTTCACCCAATCTATTTTGAAGATAACGATTATGAGCGCAGGCTGGAGCAGGCTGGGGTAAAGACTAACTTTATTGATGCTTCTTTGAGACATGACAATTCAAGCACTTTGGCTTCAGGGTTTCAAACTAATAATGATTTGACTTTTCAGCGCAATCATAAGCTCTTTGAGAAGAAGGTTGCTGAGCAGGATTACAGTGAAGGTAACTGGAGTTTGCAGATTAGAAGGGCTAACAGTTGGGAAAAGTAGTTTATACAGGGGGAACTTTTGACTTGTTCCATTCGGCTCATGTACGCTTTCTCAAGGCTTGTAGAAGGCTTGCAGGGCAGGATGGGGAAGTTATTGTGGCTTTGAACACTGATGCCTTTATTCAGGCGTATAAGGGCAAACCGCCTATTATGAGTTTTGCTGAGCGTAAAGAAGTTTTACTGGGTTGCAAGTATGTGGATTCTGTTATTTCTAACATTGGCGGGGCAGACTCCAAACCTAGCATTGAGCAGGTTATGCCTGACTTTATTGTTATTGGCGATGACTGGGCGAGAAAAGATTATTACGCTCAAATGCAGTTCTCTAGGGAATGGTTAGATCAGTTAGAGATTCAGCTTGTTTATGTCCCTTACACTCCTGGCATCAGTACTACTGATTTGAAAGCCCGCATTACTGCTGGCAAGGTAAACTAATAAGGACTTTAGGAGTTTATTTTGGCAGTTACTAACGGCTATTGCACTCTTGCGGATGTGAAGGCAGCGCTTCGCATTACTGATTCTGTTGATGACACTTTGATTGAGCAAAGCATTAACTCAGCTTCTCGCATGATTGACCAATACTGCAACCGGTTCTTCTATTCAACCGCTTCGGGTGTTGTCCGCTATTTTCAGGCAAATGATGGCTTTATGTGTTGGATTGATGATTTACAAACATTGACTGAGCTAAAGACTTCTTCAACTGATCCGCTAATTTTTGATACAACTTGGCAGAGTGGCGATTATCAGCTTCTGCCGCCTAATCAACTGGCTAATGGTGCGTATTCACCTTATACAGCGATAACCGCAACAGATAATTATTTATTCCCTGTTTGGGCAGATATTGCTTTAGTAAAAGTAACTGGAACTTGGGGTTGGGCTAGTGTTCCTGAGCCAATCAAGTTTGCTTGCATTATCCAGGCTTCAAGATTATTTAAGCGCCTTGAGTCTCCGCTGGGTGTTGCCGGTGTTTCTGACATGGGTATTATGCGTGTTGGTTACAGCATTGATGGCGATGTTGCTCAACTAATCAATCCGTTTAGGCTGCTTAGAACAGGCGCATAATGGCTATCAGCAACCTTAGAACAGGGTTAGCAAATAACCTAGCAACTATTTCAGGGCTGAGAGTTGTTGAGACTTTGCCTGATGTGGTCAACCCGCCTATGGCCATGATTGGTATTGAGCGAGTCCAATACAACAAGCAAAACAATCGTTCTATGGCCGAATATACTTTTAAGGTTACTGTCGTTTTGGGGCGTGTTTCTGAGCGCTCAGCTCAGCAAGCGATGGATGTTTATATTGCTCCTGGTAGTGGTTCTATCAAGTATGCGATTGAATCAGATCGCACTCTTGGCGGTTATGCTTTCGATGTGTTTGTCGCTGAGACAAGTGCAATCGGGGCAGTTAGTATAAATGCATTAGACTATTACAGTGCCGAGTTTTCGGTTCAAGTATTCGCAAGTTAAGGATAAATAATGGCAATCTTTGTCGCAACAGACTTCAGCGTTAGCATCAATGGTTCTACTGCTTTGGCTTCATACCTGACTCAGGTTGAGCTAAAGACTTCTGCTAACGACATTACAACTACTGCTTTTGGTAGCACTTGGGTTAGCCGCGTTGCTGGCCTAAAAGAAGGTTCTCTAACACTTCAGTTCAATCAGGATTATGCTGTTTCAACAGTTGATGCAACTCTTTGGCCTTTGCTTGGAACTAACGCGACTGTCGTTATCAAGCCAACAAGCACTGCAACTTCAAGCTCAAACCCTGCTTATACTGCAATCTGTTTGGTTACTGATCTAACTCCTGTTTCAGGTAACATCGGTGACTTGGCTACTTTCTCAGTTACTTGGCCTACAACTGGAACAGTCTCTCGCGCAACAGCCTAATTTTTAGGTTAGGGTTATTGTATGAATCAGATAACTCTTACAATTACTTTTGTTGATGGCACTATTTTAGAAGTAAACACTTCGGCTGGCGATGTAGTCAAATGGGAATCCTTTTTTGACTTAGGCATTGACAAGCTTGAAAAGGTTACTCACCTTCTTTACCTTGCGTGGCTTGCGATTAAGCGACTCAAAAAAACTGGCGAAGAGTTTGACAACTGGGTTGACCTTGTTTCGATTGTTGAGGTTGCTGACCCAAAAGCCTAAAGCCTTTAGGTATTGACTCTTTTCATTGGTTGATTGCTAATCTTGCGGTTGCAACAGGTATCGCCCCTAGTGTTCTAATGGAAGAGAGTGATCGCATGCTAAATACAATGTTGTTTGCGATTCAGCATCAAAGGGGCAACAATGGCTGATGACATCGTTTATAACGCTAAAGAAATAGTGAAGGCGTTGAATCAGCTTGAGCCTGGTTTGAAGAACGCGATGGTTAAAGAGATGCGGGTTGTTGCTGCGCCTGCCATTACTGCTATCAAGGCTGCTATCCCTAAAGTGAATCCTTTTGAATCTAAGGTTCGCCCTGTCTCTAATACTCGTGGCCGTTTAGGTTGGGGAGTTGGCAGGAAACCTGATGAAGTGAAGTTTAGTTTTAAAACTAAAGCGTCTAAGAAGTTTGCGGTTACTTCTCTTGCTAGTTTGCGTGTTAATTCTCCTGCGACTGCTCTTGCTGATGTTGCCGGTAAAGGTTCAGGTGTACCTAGAAGAACTGTAACTAATTCGTATTCTTGGAAAGGTGTCACTAGATCTCACCGAGTAACGACTCAGGGTAGGTCAATGATTAGACACTTGAAGAAGAATAATGACAATAACTTTGTTTATCCTGGCGTTGAGAAGTCTCTGCCGAGTGTACAGGCTGAGATAAAATTGATACTTGAGAAGTATGCAGCCAAGGTGAACAGGAAACTCAACTAATGTCAGTTATCGTAAAACTCTTATCTAAGTTTGATGATTCAGGCATTAAGAAGGCTAAAGGTGGTTTTGGGGGGCTAAAGAAAGCTATCGGTGCTATTGGTATTGGTATCGGTATCAGTCAAATAACTAATTTGTTGATGGAATCTGCTAAGGCTGCTTCAGCTGACCAGAAGTCAACACAATTATTGAATACTCAATTAGTTCGTAATGCTAATGCGACTAAAACTCAAATAAAACAGTCAGATCGTTTTATAGAGAGCTTATCTCTCCAAACCGGGATCATGGATGATGATCTTCGTCCGAGTATGGGTAAGTTTGTCCGAGTTACTAAAGATGTAAACAAAGCTCAACAACTTCTCACCTTGTCTTTAGACGCTTCGGCAACAACCGGTAAGCCTTTAGAAAAGGTCTCAAATGCTATTTCTCAAGCTTTTGTAGGTAATAGAAAACAACTTGAAAAGCTATTTCCATCCCTAAAAACAAGCAAGGATTTGTTTGGCGATTTGGAGAAGATTGTTGGTGGTGCTGCCATTCAGCAGGCAGATCCTTTTAGCAAGTTCAATAACAGTATGGACATTCTTAAAGAAAAATTAGGTAATTTAGTTTTACCTTTGATTCAGGATTTTGTTGGAGAAATAACTAAACCTGGTGGAGCTATTGAGCAGATTGGCAAGTTTTTTGAACAAGCCGCTAACCCTAAAACTGACATTGGTAAAGCCTTTGCATCTTTGAAAGACAGTATCAAACTTACTTTCGATAATTTGCAGGCTTTGTTTGGTTTGATGGATCCTAATGGTGGCAATAACCCTACTGCTGGTTTTGCTAATTCACTACAAATGATTTCAGATACCATCGGCACTATTACAGATGGTCTAACTGTTACTGTCGCAACTTTTCAAAAAATTGGTGCGGGTGATTACAACGGGGCAATTGCTTTGCTTACATCAGACATTGGTTTAGGTGCTGAATCGGTTAGGCGTGGAATTGGTGTGCAAGATACTCTCAACGCGATAAATGCTGAAACTATCGCGAGAGGTTTTGGAACTCTTTACGCTGACGATAGTTCTGGCACAAATAATGTGATTTTTGGTGGCAAGCCTACTGGCAAGGCTGGCACAGGTATTTTTGCTAACGGTAAAAATAATTTGACTACAACAACAAATAACAACATTACGATTCAGGTTCAGTCTGCTGACCCTAAAGCGGTTGTTGATGCTGTCGTTAAATATGGCAAAGCTAATGGCGGGTTACCTTTTGCAGGCTTTACTAGCAAGGGTAGATAATGCCTGTCCCTACATATTTGATTTATCTTAGTTTTGGTGCTGGTGCGCAAGTTGATGTTACTGCCTATGCAACTAATGTAACTATTGATCGTGGTAGCCCGCGTATTTTAGATGATACTCAGGTTGGTCAGGCAACAGTTAGTTTTATCAATAACGATAGAACTTTTGACCCTTTCAATACAAGCTCTATTCTTTATGATGCTACTAATGGTTATACGCGAGTTCAACCTAACGCTAAAGTCGTTATTTATTCTGGCGGTGTCGTTATCTTCACTGGTTGGGTTCAAAACTGGGATTTCACTAATGATGAGAAGGGACTTGATGCTAGAGCAAGCCTGATGGCTACTGATGGTTTAGGTGTCCTTGCTAAAGCTAACTTCAACCCGACCCTAATTACTGCTGCTAATACTGCTGGGCAATTACCTACTCCTAGAATTGCATCGGCAACGGCAATCTGGGGTTCAACTGCTGTAACTGTTTCTATGGCTGGTAGTGCCGGTAAAACGCCTTTAGTTGGAGATACTCTTGATCAGGGAACAACTGTTTTAGCGTATTTGCAGAATGTTGCTAGAACTGAGCCAGCCTATTTTTGGGGGACTAAAGACGGCAACGCTAAATGGGCTGACCGCAGTTATACCAATACGACTTGGAATCCATCCGCATCGTTGAGCTATAACTATCACCTGACCGCAGGTTTTTATAAAGGCACTGCAACTGATTTATCTAACTGGATTCTTTCAACTGAAGGAACTCCTGTTGTAACAACTAACTCTCAGTATCCTGGCGAGTATGTTTTAGAGTCTGTTCTTTTAGGCTCTGAGCAGGGTTTGCAGTATCAGGAATATGATCCTGTGAAATATAAACCTAACACTGCTTATAGTGTCGCGTTTTGGACTAACGCTGTTGATGTGAGTGCTGAAATACGCTTGATTTACAAGAACCCTGCAACTGGAGCTTATGTAACTAAAGCAACTGTTGCTTATGCAAATACTTTCAGCAATAACACTTGGAAGCGTATCGTTATCGAAAATGTTACGACTGCCCTTGTATGTAATTATTTTGAGTTTTATGTATCAGATCTAAATGGAACTTTCCAAATAAAAGACTTGATTATTTCTCCAACATCTTCAGCTTCAAGTGTCTATTTTGACGGTGAACGCTATCAGGAAACTACAAGCACTTATTTGAATGAGCAGCAACGCCCTTACTCGGGTTGGCTTGGGACTGAGCGTTATTCTTCTAGCGTTTATGCGGTAACTATCAAGTCTGGAACTGCTGCTGCGACTGCCATCGTGAACTTTGCAGATAACTATGGCCAAGCAACTTTCTTAGGAACTGGTTTAACTATCTATGATTTGCAGGTTCAATACGCTTCTGACCAGTTCTATAATCAGGTGAATGTTGTTCGAGCTTCTGGGGGAACTGCTACAACTGGAAGCACTGCAAGCCAGGCACTCTATGGCATTAGAACTTTTGGGCAGACAGATAATTTAGGTATTAGCCCTGCTAGATCTACTGCGATGGTTAGCGAGATTTACGGCCAGTTTGGAAGCCCTGATTATGTTCTTACTAGCTTAGATTTGCAGTTAGAAGCGATGGCGGGAACTGCTCAGGCTAGAGTGCAAGCAATTGACCTTTATGACCCTGCCAGAGTTATCTTTAGGCCTTCAGCAACAGGTTCAAACATTGACAAGAAATACACAATTATTAGCATCAAACAGGATTTCACTCCTGAAACTCATAAGGTTTCTTTAGGGTTAGCCCCATTCGGTGCAGGCATAATTTTGAACTCAACTTATCTGGGTGTTTTGGATACTCAGAAGGTTGTCTAACATCCCGATAAACTAGACACTTAGGAGAAACTTTATGACTTTGAAAACTTGGGCTATTGGTGATGTCCTTACCGCATCAGATTTGAACACTTATGTTTCTGCGCAGGTTGTTGGAACTTTTGGTTCTTCAGCTGTTCGTTCTACTGGTATTCCTTCTGCTACTGCTGGGCAGGTTTCTTATCTAACGGATAGAGACAGAATTGAGCATTGGGATGGTGCGCAGTGGCAACCGCTTCCTGCTGCTATGGCTGTCTTTAGCGCAACTGGGCCGGCTACTGCTGTTGCTGCGGGTTCATCTGCACTTGTGTCTGTTGTTTTCCCTACATCCCGTTTCGGGACTACCCCGATTGTTTGCGGGCTTGCCACTAGTGGAGCGTACTTCACCCCTGTTGTTAACGCTGTTACTACTGGAACTGCAACAATTGCCCTGGTCAATAATGGTGGTGTCTCTCAGCCTGCAACTCAAACTCTTTATGGTATTGCAGTGATGATGGCTACTGGAACTGCTGCGGGATAAGGATGGAAATGTTTAGCTGTAAAACTGAAGGTTGCTTTATGCAGGATGATGAGCATACTCCGCCTGCTGAAGGGATGCTTGTTTGTGGTTTGTGTGGTCAGGAGATGACCCCAATTGAGTGAGCAACCTAAACCTTCTAATCAGACTTTGTTGTTGCAGATTGTTCGCGACATCGAGATTCTAAAAGCAAACTCAATTCAAATACTTGATGCTTCACGCGATCACGAAACAAGAATTAGAGAACTAGAGAAGCAGATAAACCGGAGTGCCTGGATTCCTGCTCTGATTACTGCTGTTGTTACTAGCGTTGCTGTTGTTTTGCTGAAGAGCGCTTTCGGGCTGTAACATCCCCTAATTTAGAATTGTCTTATGACAATCTATTTTGAGCCTTTTCCTGCCAATACTCGTAATGATGAGTTTGGTAATCTTGCCCCTTATCGTAATGGCAGACCGCACCGCGGACAGGACTGGAGTCCTAAAGAGAAGTCAGCTATCAAGGCAATCACTGACGGAACTGTTTTTGTTTCAACTTGGACTGATGTTTTGGGTTGGATTGTTATTCATTCAACTAAAGATGGTTACTGGGTTTTGTATGCTCATTTGGCTGAGAAATCTCCGCTTGTAAAGGGCGATAAGGTCGTTGGCGGTAAAACTGTTTTAGGGCTTGTTGGGGGCGGTAAGAACACTCCTTCTGGCTCAGCTTCTACCGGTGCGCATCTGCACTTGAGCATTGGTAAGGCTAACAAGGATCACTCTAACCCGAACATTCATTTGAGCGCTTACGAAGATTTGATTGACCCGCTGAAACACATTCTAGGAAACAAGGGGTAATTATGAAGTCTGCTGGAAATGTCCTACTAAGAATTGTTGCGACTTTTGTTGCTTCTGCTCTAGGTGTTATTGGTGCAGGAAGTCTGGGTGGTGTTGCTCCTGCGACTGCTGCTGCCATTGGCGGTATTTTGGCTGTTGCTAAGGTTATTGAGCGTCTTTCTTTGGCTTTCCTTGAAGATGGTAGATTGACTCAGAATGAGATCAACGCTGCCTTCCAGCAGTCTGTTCAGTTGAAGAATGTGAAGCCTGAGCCTAAGCAGAAGTAATGAAACTAAAGTTTCTTGCATCAGTTTTCTTTGTTCTAGCCTTTACCTTTTGGCCTTTGACTATTGCTAAAGCTGACCCTAATGGGCTAAAGGTTGAAGTTTATACTTTTGACCCTTCGGCTACTCCTGACCGCAGGGCTTATACTCTCTGCGAATCAGGCTGGACTAGCGTTGCAAATATTGACTCTGATTTTGATGCCGATAATGCTGGTATTGTTGCCGGTTGCCAGGGCGATTATGTTTTAGTTCATTATTCGGGTTACATCACTTCCCCTAGATCTGGTTTGGTGAGTTTTACTAACTGGAGTGATGACGGCTTTTACATGTCTTTTGATGATGTTCCTGTTATTGATGCTTGGACTTTGAAGGGTTGCTCGCCTTCTTCAGCGGTTGTTGGTATGACTGCTTATGCGAGCGTGAAGTTTGATGCTTGGTTTTATGAGTATGGTGGCGGAGCTTGTAACCGCCTGTTTTGGGGTCAAGATGAAGGGACTGTTATTGTTCCCCCTTCAGCGTTTAGCAGCGATGTTGTTACCCCGCCTGTAATTGTTTCCCCTAACCTAAATAAGCCGTTTCTGGTTGAAGGTGTTGTTGATGGCACAAATGTTGATCTAACCTGGTCAAGTTACATTGAAGAGACCCCTATTGAGCGTTATGCGGTTACTTGGACTTATGGCGGGGCAGATGGTTGGGGTTTGGCCAGCATTGATAGAGCTATAACTATTGGCGGATTGCCTGAAGATACTGATGTTACTTTTAGGGTTCGTGCCGATAACGATTCTCTTGGTGTTTATAGTGAGTATTCTGACCCGATTACTGTTCACACTGGTTTTGATTTTGTTGTTCCTGAACCTGAGCCGACTGTTCCCCCTGTTGTTCCTGTTATCCCTGACCCGCCTGTTGACCCTAATCCCCCAGTTGAGCCAGAAACCCCCCAAATAGACCCTGAAACGCCTTTAGAGCCTGTTTCTACCCCTGAGCCTACTCCTAGCCCTGAAACTACTGAAGAGCCTGTTGTTGATGTTCCTGTTGATTCACCGGTTGCTTACCCTGAAATTATGTCCCCTGAAGAGCAACATCAAGTTTTGCTAGATAACCTGATGCAACAGGCTCAGGAAGATGATATTCAAGTTCCTGAAGAGATTGCTAATATCCCTGTTTTTGGTGCTTCTATTGTTGCTTTGACTGATGCTTTGAACTTTATGGGAAATGTTGGTGCTGACATGTCCCCTGAAGTTCGTGCTAAGGCTAAGAAGGAAATTGTTGCAGCAGTTGTTTTGACTCAGATTAGTCAGTTTGCGACTTCTCAGGCTGTTGCTTCAGCTCAGGCTTCTGCTAGTGCGGGTGCTAGTGGATCAGGTTCAACTAAGACTAGGAGAATAAAGTGAACTTTCTAAGAGATATTATCGGCCAGATTTGGACTTTGCTGGGCATGCTGATTGCCTGGATAGTTTTGGAAGGCACTGCTAAAACTGTTATCGGCTACTGCATTATTGCTTCAACTGGTATCTGGGTTTTGACTTATCCTATTCGCAACAAGGATGACTAGAGTTCTTGCTCTCGTTTTAGTTGCCTGCGCTGTTTAGGTGTTGTTCCGCCCCAAATACCGTAATCTTCAGCCATGCCAACTCTTAGGCACTTGTCCATTACTGGGCAACGCATGCAGATTTGTCTAGCGGTTTGTATAGCCATGTTATACATGTTTGTACTTTGTGAAGCCCCCCGCGCAGCCCATTCTTCGGGAAAGAAAACATCAGGCACTTGCTCACACTCAACTCCGCCATTATCCATAATTGCTTCATGCAGTTCGATTGTGGCTTGATCTAATCTAAAGTTGTCAGCGGTCATGTTTAGAGTATAGACATGCAAACAATCAATAAAAACAGTTATGAGATACAAGCAAAGTTCTTAGGTAATTTTGAGAACAACAGCCCTGAATGGCATGCGCTTAGAGATGAGCAGGGTGTTATTTCAGGCAGTGAGATAGGCGCAATCCTTGGCTTGTCCCCTTTCACTTCGGCAATCACTTTATGGGCGCAAAAGACCGGCAGATTGCCTTCTAGTTTTGAACCTAATACTGCGATGCGTTTGGGTCAGCTTGTTGAGCCAGCAATTCGCACGCTCTATCAGGAGCAACATCCTGAGCATGAAGTTTATGAAGTTGGGACTTATGCGCATAAAGAGCAGACTTGGGCGCATGCTAACCCTGATGCTCTCTGCTTCGATGAGCTTGGAGTGCCTTACATTCTTGAGATAAAACATACAGCAACCTATTGGGATAGTGTCCCTGAGCATTACCGCGCTCAAGTGCTTTGGTATATGTGGATTTTTGACATCAAGCGCTCAGTTTTCGCGGTAGTCAATGCAGGCAGATACAAGGAATATGAAGTTCTGTGGGATGAGTTTGAGTTTCAAGCAATCTATTATCGTGTCCTAGAGTTTCGCCACAATGTTTTAGATAATCTGCAACCAGAATGGGATGGCTCAGATTCGACCTATGAAACGATTAGATCTCTTTCCCCTGCCATCGAAACCCTTCATGAAGAGCTTGGCACTCTAGGCATTGAACTGCTAAACGCCCAGGCGGATTTAGAGAAGATTGAAACTCACTTTACTGAGCTGAAGTCTCGCACTATTGCTGCCTTAAATGGGGCAAAAAATGGGACAATTGATGGGGAAGTTGTTGTTACTTTGTCTCAACGCGGTGCAGGGCTTCCTTTCCTAACATTCAAGAAAGCGAAGAAATAATGAGCAAGTGTCTAACCTGCGAAACAACTGAAAACATCGTTCATTCTGGTATTGATGCCCTGCTGTTGGGTATTGATGGGGCTAGAACTGGCGATAAATGTTATGACTGCGCAAATAAAGAGCGTGAACTAAAACAAACAACCGAGAAGGATAAAGAAGATGGCTCAATTTAACTTAGCTGAATATGAAACAGTTGCCGAGCGTATCGCCAGGTTCTATAAGGACAGACCTGATGGCAGACTAATCACCCGCAACATAACAACTTCTCAAGATAGACAGATTTCAACTTGGGTTGTTCAAGCTTATGTTTATTTCTCTGCTGAAGATCAGGAGAAGAACTTGGCTAAGGCTACTGGTTTGGCTTTTGAGATTGATGGGGCAGGGATGGCGAATAAGACTTCTGCTCTTGAAAATGCTGAGACTTCAGCTATTGGTAGAGCGCTTGCTAATGCAGGGTATTCAGGCGATAAAAGGGCTACACGCGAAGAAATGAGCAAGGTCAAGCGTGATGTTACCCCTGCACGAAACTGGCAGGCAGCATTAGATAACATCAACGACATTGAAGGTTTGAGATCTCTTTATTTGGAAGCAAAACAGGGTAAAGCTTCGACTGCTATTCTGGAAGCAATTAAAGGGAAGGCCGATGGAATCACTGGAGTTACTGCAAACAGTTAGGATTCTCTCTGCTCATATTGCTGAGTTGGGGGAACTTGTTGTTGTTCTCGTTGATGACCCTATTTTGCGGGCTAAAACGCTTGCCAGGCTAAATGACCAAACTATTCGCCTAAACTTTTTGATGACTTTTATCCAAAATTAGGTGTTTCCGCAGTTTTTGTGCTTAGATACTTTCTATGCCACGCAAGAAAACTGTTGATGAACAAGAGCTGAGAGCAACCGATTACGCCTGCGATCAGTGCGGGCAAGGTATTCCTGCAACGACTATTGAAAAGCGTAAGTCTCGCGGGGATGAGAACTGGCAGTTATGCGCTGATTGTGTGCGCGTTGAAACCCGCTGTATTACATACATTCACCCTGTTTTAGGCAAGATTTTCTGTTATCCACATAAGGGTGAACTTGATGAACTTTGGCGGCCTTTAGATGAAGATGGCGGGCTGTTTAGACCTGGTGAACGGGTTTGTGGACATCAAGATTGTGTCAATGTTAGACACATAAGAAAACATACTGCCACCCCTAAGCCTGTGAATCGTGAAGTCAAAACTGTTGTTGACCCTGAAGAGTTGAAGTTGGCGTTGATGGAAGCTAAGAAGTATGACCGCAAGAAAGTTGGAGCGTAATGAGCAAACTAAAAATTGGCAGCCTCTTCTCTGGTTATGGGGGACTTGATTTGGCTGTTATGAATGTTTTGGATGCTGAAGTTGCATGGCATTGTGAATGGGAGACTGCTCCTGCCAAGATACTTGAACATCACTTCCCTGGTGTCCCTAACTTTAGGGATGTTAGATCAGTTGACTTTAGAACTGTTGAGCCGGTTGATGTTTTGACTGGCGGTTTTCCTTGTCAAGATTTGAGTTTGGCAGGTAAAAGAGCAGGGCTTGAAGAAGGAACACGCTCAGGCTTATGGATTGAGTTTGCTAGAGCAATACAAGAGTTACAACCTAAATTAGTGATTATCGAGAATGTAAGGGGTTTGCTAAGTGCAAAAGCCAATAATGGAATGGAATACAGTCAAGAAGATTTGGATGTTATCGCAGGGAAGCAACCTATTCGAGCAATGGGAGCTGTTCTCGGAGACTTGGCCGACATCGGGTACGATGCGCGCTGGTGTGGTTTACGAGCTGCCGATGCAGGTGCGCCCCATAACAGATTCAGAATCTTTATTGTTGCCTATCCCCGAAAACTCAATTTTGAGAACTCCTAGCGTTACTGATGGAACAGGGGGGGCGATTAGTGAAACTCAGGCTATTGAGCGGGGCAGGATGGTGAAGGTTGCGGATCAGGTTGCTGAACTTGCTTTCGATAATGGGCTAAAAGTTTCTGATTCAATTGCTGCTTCTTTATTGCCAACTCCGACTGTTGGGCATGTTCGCAATCACGATGAGCCTGTTGAAGATTATTTGCAGCGCAGACAGGATTTTATTGATGGTAAAACTAAAGGGATGCCAGGGGCTAGCCTTGGCGTTGCTGTAAGGATGGAGATTACGAATGATGATGTTGTTGCCGACTCCGACCAGAAGGGACTATAAGGATGGGCGAGCAGAAAGAATCAGATTTGACCGGCTTCAAAATGACACTCTCGCAAGATGTATCTTTAACGCTATTCGGGGGGGGGAAATACTGATGCCAACTCCTAAAGCTTTAGATGGTGTGAAGGGTAATTTGAAAAGTTCTCAGGAGCGTGTTGATTCTGGGCATCAGGTTGATTTGCCTAATGTTGCTGTTGATTTAGTTTTGTTGAAAACTCCGCAAGTGGATGATGCTAAGAACACTGGGCATAATCAGGAGCGTAGGGCAACTTTGGCTAGTGAAGTTTGGCAAGCTCAGGAAACTATCAATTGGGGCAAGTTTGAGCCTGCTATTAGGCGTTGGGAAGCGCTAACTCGCCCTGCTCCTGCCCCGACTAAGCCTGATGGTAAAGATGGTGCGCATAGGCTTTCTGCTGAGTTCACTGAGTGGATGATGGGTTTGCCTGAAGGTTGGGTTACTGCTGAAGAGATTGGTTTGAAGCGTAATGACCAACTTAAGGCTTGCGGTAATGGGGTAGTTCCACAACAAGCTGAGATGGCGTTGAAAATACTTTTGCAAGATTTAGTTATTTAGGACAAGGTTAGGACAAAAATGGGTTACAAAGAGATGGATGCTGTTTATAAGTATTCAAAGGCTTCAAGGATAGATAAGTTCGTTCTTTTGACTATTGCCAAAACTTATAATCCTGGCAGGGGTTCTTGGCCTAGTCAGGAGAAGATTGCCGAGTTGACCGGTATTCCTGATGCTCGTGGTGTTCGTAGATCGTTGCATAGGTTGCAGGTTTTAGGTGAGCTTGTTTGGATTCGGGGAAGTAATAGGTCAGGTAAAAGTAATGTTTATTTTATTCCTTTTCTTGAGTCTAAACAGGCTGATTTGACCGCTTTGTTAGATACCAAAATGACCGCTTTAAATGACCAAAATGACCTGTCAACCAGTAACCAAATTGACCCCCTATTAAATAAAGGATTAAATAAATTAGATAAGAAGCCGAAGTTGGTTTTTAGTTCTGTTCCAGGTTCTCCGTTTTGGGATGTTATTGCTGAGCGTAGGCCTGATTTGTCGTTTGTTGAGCGTAAAGAGTTTCTTGAGTTTTTTGAGACTTCTAGGGATGGTCGGTGGTGGATTGATAATGCTCATACCGATGAGAAACTGCTTGGACAAGTCTTGGCATGCTTTCCTAGCGCTAGGGGGGAAGATAAGTGAACATTGATTTTGAAGAGCTTGTTATTGGTACGATACTGAACTCTCATGGGGCTGTTTTAGATCATGTGAATCTTGATGCTGCTGATTTTGATGCTCCTTGGTTTGCTGAAGCGTATTCAGTCATTAGAGACTTAGAAGCATCCGGCAAGGTTATTGATGTTTTCTCTGTTTGCGCGAAACTGAATCCTGAAGCTCGCAGAAGGGTTGCGACTAGCCTTGATTTTGGTGTTGCTCCTTCGCATGTTTCTTATTATGTTTCTCGTGTTGTTGAAGAGAGTGTTGACCGCCAGCTGAGACTGTTGGCGTTGGAGATGCAGGCTGATGGTGATGTTTCGGCTCGTATCGAACAGGTCAAGGCAAGGCTAGATAAGCTGAAGTTTGTTGAAGCGTTTGAACTGCCTGATTTGCGCTTTGATTTGCAGATGATGCTTCGGGATATTAGGAATCCTAAGAAAACTTTGCCAACTTGCTTCTCTAGGCTAAATGACTTGATTGTTGGGTTGAAGCAGCAGGGGTTGTATGTGTTTGGTGCGCGCCCTGGTGTTGGTAAGACTGTTGTTGGTTTGCAGTTGGCTTGGGAACTTGCTCGCACTGATGAAGTGTTGTTCTTTAGCCTTGAAATGGATAAGAGCAGTTTGTTGAATAGGGCTGTTGCAGGTGAACTTGATATTCCGCTGTCTGACATTGAGCGTAATAGTCTCTCTAATGCTCAATTGTTGAAAATTGATGCTTTGATTTCTTCTGCGAGAAATAAGTTGATTATTAGTGATCGTGGCGGGCAGACTGTTGCTCAGTTGCGGGCTTACGCTTTAGCGGTTATGCAGAAGCAACCTGTAAAAGTGATCGTGCTTGACTATCTTCAGCTTGTTACTGCCGCTAATCCTAGAGCGCCTAAGTATGAGCAGATTTCGCAGATTTCCATTGACCTAAAGAACTTAGCCAAGGAATTGGGTGTTCCTATTGTTGCCTTAGCTCAGTTGAATAGGCGAGTGGATAACAAACCTGATGATAAACCTAACGCTAGTGATCTAAGAGATTCTGGCCAGATTGAGCAGGATGCTGATGTTATCGTTATGCTCTCGCGTAAGCAGTCTGATGTTGATAAGGGCAGAGATGCCGAACTGGAAAAGAACATGCAGTATAACGATGCGATGATGGGTATGAAGAGCCTAATTACTTTTGATGTGGTGAAGAATAGGCATGGGGCAACCGGTGCTTTTGACCAGGTGTTTGATGGGGCTTATTCGAGAGTGAAAGAATTACACTAGGAAGCGTGGAAGAGAATCAGGTTGCTTGTCGCAGGTGTGGCTTTGTTTGGGCTGTTGCAGCCGACAAAAGGGGTCGCAAGGATCTTCTTTGCATTAGTTGTCGTGCTAAACCGCAGAAAACTATTCAATACGGCAATTTACGCTGTACTCCACACTTAGGGGATTTGGATGCGAAACTTCGGCCTATTGATGAGAACGGAAAGTTATTCTTACCAGGGGAAAGAAGTTGCAGGCATACAGACTGCGTGAACCCTAAGCATGTCGTACCTAACAACTAAACTTCTAAAAGCAACAAACAAAACATTCATAGAAAAGGAAACTTATGGCTCAGGTCAAGGTAACAGGAAAAGTAAATAAAGTATTCGGTGCAAGCAATCAGGGGTTATCTTTGGTTGAGAGCTACAAGAGCGCTACTGGTGAAGATTACACTCGCACTTGGACAGTTTGGTTTGCTGTCTCACACAATCTGGCTGTTGATGCTGAAGTTACTGTTACAGGTCAACTGTCAGCAAAGATTGAAGATTTTGAAGATAAAACTGGCAAGCCAGGTCGCAAGGTGAAGCTTGATGTGAACAACGCTGTTGTTGCTGAAGCTAAGCCTGCTGTGCCTGCTGATCTACCGTTCTAAATGCAACCTTGGGTTATAGGTTTCTTCTTGGGTAGCCTATTACTCACAAACAGTCTGTTTACAGTTCAACCCTTATCAGCCATAAACGCGTTGATAGGGGTTTTTCTGTATCTGGTAATTTTGGTGAATTATTATGGCAAGAGATAGTTTCAGTTTTACTGTTTTTGGGTTTGAGCCTAGACCGCAAGGCTCTAAGAAGTATGTAGGTACTAGAAGAACTGCTGCGGGCAATAACATTCCGCTGATTATTGAAGCTTCTCCTGGCTTACCGGTTTGGCGTAAAGCTGTTGCTGATGCGGTGAAGCAGGCGATGATTGATTCTGGGGATAGTTCTAAGTTTGATGGGGCTGTGAAGCTTGAAGCGGTGTTTTATTTGACTCGTAAGCCTTCTGTCAAGCGTGCTTATCCGACTGTTCCACCTGATTTGGATAAGGTATTGCGCAGCCTTATGGATGGCATTACCGCTAAAGGTGAAGGGGTTTGGGCGGATGATAGTCAGGTTGTAAGGCTTGAAGTGTCTAAGAAGTACGCTACTGGCGAGCCTGGGGTCGCAGTTACTATCTCTAATTACCCCTAAATTGTTTACCAAACTGTTACCTAAAAACTTGTCCTAAATGCTTTCCTTGAGCAACTATTTGAGCCTATACTTGAGTTATAGGCAGAAAGCCTAAAGGACAAACAAAGGACAAGAAATGAACGCTTTACAGACAAAGATTGCAAGCCAAGGGACAGCAACTCTAAAAGTAACTCTGAACGCTCTAGATGCTCAGATTACTTCTGCAACAGTTAATGACCTTGATTCTGCTCTAATGGTTCGTAAATACCTACTACAAGAACTTGAAGTAAGAGATCTAGCTTTTGTTGCTGCATGGTATGACAAGAAGGTGGTTGCATAATGATCGCTATCAAGGAAACAGTTGTTCAGTCTCAAGGACTATGGGACAAACTAAACAAGGCAGTTGAAGCAGACCCTAACCTAGATTTAGGTAAGTTCTTCTTCTGGGAGTTAGTCAATGAAGTAGATACTGAGTTGGCTTTCTGTTGTTACTGCTCAACCGCAAGTGTCAAGCTTGTTTGCTGCAACGCTATTGATGGGTTGATGTATGTTGATGAATCAAACATGTATGCAATCGCAGGCTATTACAGTCTTGACATTGATCAGATTGATAACTTGGAGCAGGCTGTTGCTGATTATGCTGAAGCTAAGGCTGGTGCATAATGCGAAGCCCTGAAGAGTTATTTCTTGATGCAGTCAACGCTTATAAGGCTTGGGTTGCTTGTGGTAAAGATTTCCTGAATCACGCTCACTTATTCGATGTTTGGGATGATGCTGTTACTGCTTATGGGCAGGCAGTATTTCTTGAGCGTAATCGTGCAGTTCACCAGGTACTTCAAGGCTTGGAGCTAATCAAGTGAGAAGGCATATAACTAACTCGATTATTCTGTTCTTTGCTCTCTGGGGTTTCACTCAGTTCATTATCTGGAGTAACACTGTTATCCCTGAGCTGATTAGGCAATAATGGGCAGAAGATCTAAAGGCAGAAACAGTATCTATCTCAAACTCAAGTTGCAACTTTTAGGCGCATTAAGTTACTGGTTAGCCGGTGCTTTAGGCAGGGTTGATAAAGAATACTCTGCAACTTTTGTTGAGAGACATGGCCATAAGCGCTTGAATGAACTGATGGCTGAAGAAGCCGAGTATTGGAAGGACAAATATCGTGCCGACAAATAGTGCTGAGCAAGTACGCGAGTTTTATCGCAAACAAGGCGAAGAGCGAGAGCGTACCAGGCTAATCAAAATGCTGAAAGAGCAGAATGTTATTCGCAACTGCGCGGCTACCGGCAAGCTTGTTTTCGTGAACTGCAACACTCTTGAAGTTCTTTACTTGAAAGAGATCAGCGATGAATAAGCAGACTTTATACCGGTTTTATGATTCTGCTAATCAGCTGCTATACATTGGCGTATCAATCAACGCTTATGAAAGAGCAAAACAACATCAGGCTTCTCAATCCTGGTGGCCAGAAGTTGCCTTCATAAAATTAGAAAACTTTGGAACTCGAACTGATGTTTTAGAAGCCGAGAAACTGGCAATTGGGGCTGAAAAGCCTAAATACAACATCAAGCATCAAGTAAAAGCCAGCGTTGATGTTTGGGATAATCTCAATGATCTTAGTAACAAGCTATCTTCTCAGCAAATTGCAAAAGGTTTAGAGATGGCTTTCAAAATGTGGGAACAACTGAAGAAGGCTGAGACAAGATGAATAACAGGATGTTTATGCTGCTTATCGCAATCGCCTTAGTAATGCTGGGTTTGCTTGCTCTCAGGTTTCAGCCTGCCTGTCCTGAGTTGCGTACCCTTGATGATTTTGAAAACAATAAAACAACTGTCTGCGAAAGGACAAAATAATGAGTAACCCTGAAACAAAAGAGCAACTAGTTAGCAATACTGCCGATGCAATCACATCAGCAATTAAAAGCTCAAGAGATAACGCTGTTGAAGCGGTCATTAGTATCGTTGAGAGCTACAAGAAACTGCAACTTCCTGCCTTCCCTAAAGATGCTTACGATCTAGGTGCAAGAGATTCAATTGATACTTTGCTTATTCACCTAAACAAGTTTGCTGAAGGCCTAAAGCAAGGGCGTACCGAATGACCTGCAATAACTGTCAGGATGGCTGTAAGTGTGCCAGGGTGAACTCAGTCAACATCTTTAGCCGAGACTATAAAGCCGGTAAGAGTGAAGGGCAACGAAATGAAGCAACAAGAACTTCTGATGCCCTGATTGAACTGGAGCGCTCAGGCGTAATAACTAACGCTCAAATGCAGGCTGTCCTAGATCTAATCTTGGAGAAGCTGACTGATGCGATGGACATTCCATAATGAGTATCTGGTTGACTATTGGGGCTGTCATTCTGCTGGCAGTCGTTTTACCTGTTGTTGCAAGCATTGTGATGGCAGTTTTTCTTGAAGCAGCAAATAACGATGGGATTTACGATGACGAAAACTAACCGCTTACTAAGAAAACTCTTCCCAAAGGCTATGCGACAGCAATACTTTATAGGCCACGCCAAAGGGCGTAATTATGGCGTGTATCTTGCTTTAGCTGTTTTGCATGAAGAACTGAAGGCTGTTCATAAGGATCTTGATGTTCCTGTTTTGGCGGTCAATGCCAGGCTAAAGGCTAAACAGATTCAAGTCTGTATCAGGAAGGTCAAGGCTCTAAATAATGCTAAGTAGAGAACTTGACGAAGCAATAACTATCCTGCGCGGTAATGAACGCTGGTATCTGTCTAACGATGATTCCTTTAATAGCAAGCTTGCAGACTTGCTTCTTGTATGTGCTGCGCAAGGCGATGTTATTCAGGCTGTTGCTGAGACTGTTGCCAGGTCAGTTATAACGACTAATAAAGGCGAGACTGGGAAGGTAGAGTTGAGAGATGCTTGAAGATCTGCAACTACCTAAACGACAAACATCCTGCCGAATCCGCACCATCAAGGCTGACTTATCTGATAAAGATAAAACTATTTTCGAGACTGCTGTTATGTCTCCTGAATGGCCTTACAAAACGCTATCTAATGAGCTTTATAAGCGGGGAACTAAAGTCAGTGATGCTGCGATAAAGCATCATAGAGAGAAGCGTTGCTCATGTTGGAAGGACTAAGCCAGCCAGCCCCTAAAGTTGTTTACCCTGAAGGGTGGAGTCCATCAGTTCAATTTGATGGTGTAGGGGGAGAAGCTGTACTTCCTGCGGTTGAAGGGGATAACCCGACAGACATTGAAGGTTTCTTGAGAGAAGCCGGTATCAATCCTGAAGAGATTGAGATTGTTGGCGAGCCTAGAATTAGCCGGTGGCAGGTTGCTAGACCTTTTCCTTTAGAGCCAATGTGGATGACTTCAGTTAGGATTCGCTGGGTCAAGCGTAATGCGAATATCAATCTACCCTTGCTTTATTCTCTAGCTAAGAAAACTAAGCCTGTAACCCCTAAGCAGGTTGCAACAGGTAAAGCCCTTGTTATCTTGTGGAGTGATCTGCAAGTTGGCAAGGTGGATCATAGGGGCGGAGTGGATGCGCTAATTCACCGAGTAGCCCAAACACAAGTAAAACTTATCGAGAAGGTCAAGGCTCTCAAACCTGAGCAAATAGTTTTCTGCGATGTTGGGGACACTATCGAGAACTTTGGTAATGCTGCCGACATGCATCAACTTCAATCTAATGACCTTAGTCTTATGCAACAGGTTGACTTAGCAACATCATTAGCCTGGGAGACTCTCAAGCAACTCAGTAAGTATGCCCCGATAACTTATCTGAGCGTTGGAAGCAATCACTGTCAATTCAGGGTCAACAAGCAACGAGTTGGCAAGGTAACTGATGACTGGGGTATTCATATTGCCCGCACTCTTGCAAGGTTGTCTCATGAAGTTGGATTGCCTATAAAGTTCTTTGAACCTGCCCAACACGATGAATCACTAGCTCACGATATCTGGGGCGATGGCTTTCATATTCTGGGCTTATGGCATGGACATCAATCGCCTAGACCTGATCAAGTGCCAACATGGTGGAGACAGCAAGCCTTCGGTAAGCAACCGGTTCACGCTGCAACAATAGGCGTATCAGGCCACTTTCACCATCTAAGAGTTCTTGAGTTAGGTTCTACCCCTAGGGGAACTTCACGCTTCTGGGTTCAAGCAGCAACCCTAGACAATGGCTCTAACTGGTGGAGAACAACAGCAGGCGAAGACTCTCAGCCAGGGTTAGTATGCTTCGAGCTTCAGCAGGGCATAGACTTTACAGGTACAGTTTGGAAACTGTAAGGGGTTGGAATGGTATTCGATTGCGCGCTAAAACTCTCATGGAGAAGCAGTAAGACTAGAGTTCGATTCTCTACAACTCCACAAGAAAGAAACTAATGCCTGCTTATCTCTTTATCTGCCCTAACTGTGGTGTAACTGATCAAGTTGTTGCTGAACTACAAGATGAACCTAAAGCCCCTGTATGCGGTTTATGTGAGCTTGTAATGGAAAGAAAGTTTGGTTGGGGTGCGACCCGATTCCTTGGATCTGGTTGGGCTAAGAATGATTCGTGAAACCTGTTCTTGTGGAGCAGAGTTTGAAACTGATGACCGAGAAGCCATCGAGCTAGTCAAGGCTTGGAGAAGGACACATAAGCATACAAGCAAGCCTTCAACGGCTGCTGAGCGTGATAGTTCTACTTTGTCGAACACTGAAGTTAGTCTAGGATTTCAAGCCATCTACGACCCGCTGAAAGAAGAAATTGAATGATACCTAAACTCATAATTGGTCAAGCCGTAATCTATGCCGGCAACAATTTAGACATCCTGCCTGAACTGCAATCAAACAGCGTTGACTCAATAGTTTGCGACCCGCCCTATGAACTAGGGTTTATGGGTAAGAGTTGGGATAACTCAGGGATAGCTTATTCAATTGAACTTTGGCAGCAGTGCCTAAGAGTTCTCAAACCTGGGGGACACTTGTTAGCGTTCGGGGGAACTAGAACTTGGCATAGGCTAGCGGTTGCTATTGAAGATGCAGGATTTGAAATACGCGACAACATCGCATGGCTATACGGATCAGGCTTCCCTAAATCGCACAACATCAGTAAAGCCATAGACAAAATGCAAGGCGGAGAGGTCAAAATTGGAAAAGCTTTCAAAGTTGCAGGCGAGTATGGTGAAAGAGATTTGCGTGACCCAGAAACTCAAGGTTCAAGTCGTGATGAAATGCGCCACATTGCTGATACTGATGAAGCTAAGAAGTGGGATGGTTGGGGGACAGCACTCAAACCTGCTCATGAACCTATTGTTGTTGCCCGCAAACCCGTTATCGGAACTGTTGCAGAGAATGTTTTACAGTATGGGACAGGGGCAATCAACATTGATGCAAGCAGAATAGGGACAGGAGAAAATCGCACAGAAGGTGGGTTAAGCGGTAAGTCTGCAATCTGGGGAGAGAATAATTCTTCAACTGAAAGACCGTCTGGTGGCCGTTGGCCTGCAAACATTATCTTAGACGAATACACAGCAGAACTATTAGATCAGCAATCAGGCATAAGCAAAAGCGTATCTGGTGGGCGTTCAACAGGTAGAAACTTTGGACAAGAAGCAGATAACACTTTTAGCAAAGATAGAGATAGAACAGGTCATAGTGATATAGGTGGGGCGAGCAGGTTCTTTTATGTTGCTAAAGCAAACAAACGCGACCGCAACGAAGGCTTAGACGAACTGCCAGAAATAAGACACGCAGATCGCAACTCAACTGATGGCATAGGCGGAGATAACCCGCGCAATAGAACTAATCAACCGCAACGCAACTTTCATCCAACAGTAAAACCAACAGCTCTAATGCAGTATTTGATTAGGCTTGTAACCCCTGAGAATGGTGTTGTTCTCGACCCGTTTTGTGGTTCAGGTTCAACAGGTAAAGCAGCAATCCTAGAGAACAAAAGCTTTATAGGAATTGAATTGACTGAAGAATACTTACCCATAATTGAAGGCCGACTAAAACACGCGTACCTAACCCTTGACGATAAAGAAGCTGATTTGTTTGGGTAGATTCCCGAAGCCCTGCATCAAATGCGGTGTCCTAACATCAGGCGGAAGTTACTGCATCCAACATCAAAGAGAAAAGTGGAGCAGGTATAACGACCCGCGTTATCGTTTAGCACGAGAACAAATAAAGGCCACCGCTACCCGTTGCCATATCTGCCAGCAACTCTTCACTGACCGGAATCAAATAAGCGTAGATCACTTAATACCTGGAGACCTAAACTCTCCATTGTTGCCTGCTCACATCAGCTGCAACTCAGCTCGCGGAGACAAACCGCTTTAGAGCAACACTCAAACATAAACACACAAACACAAAAACTAACACCGCTGAAGCCCAGTAATGACGGGGACTTATGGGGGGTGGGTATTTTTTCTTTCAATTTTTTTTGCGAAGAACAT